GCTTGCTTCCTCATCGCTCATATTAGCAGCCTTGTATTTATCATAGGATGCTCTGTAATATGTCGAGAAGATACTGTCTGGGCGCATATCAATGACGGCAGGTGAGCCAAGTGGTGAACCAAACTGCCACAAGAATTTTTCTCTGAATTTATTGCTTGTTTGTTTTGCAACTATTTCTTCTGTTGGAGCCTTGCCAATACCCATTTCATATAGAGCCATCTGGTAGTTCCATTCAGATGCGTAGGTATCTAGCCATTCTCTATCGCCAATGTCTCCAGTAATCCATTGAACAGCGTTTCTTGCCCAGGCTGGAGTGAATGTTCTAATGGCTGCATCGCCTAAATCAGGGTTAACTCCATATGGGAATAGGTCTTCATATGAGTATCCAGGAATCTTGCCGAAGGTCTTATCAATTGCTTCACGAACCATCGTGCTTGCTTCAGGCTTAAAACTTACGATTGCACCCACAGCAATTGGAATTGCGTAAGCAGGTCCAGCAAAGTTGGCAATAAAGTTAATGGCACGAGTGCCAACCATAATACCTTTGCCATTCTTAAGACCAAGTTCTTTGGTTCCTGGAACAATTAAGTATTCAGCATCTAATGGGTTATCTACTGGGTTTCCGTATTTGTCAACTCCGAAGGAGTTATACGCTCCATAGTATGAGTTGAGGAATCCAGCCATACGCGTTGGTGCCTTAGCGGCAAATCTTGTATAACGATATAAACCGCTGACAGATGCTGCTGGGAACGATAAGACTGTTCGTGCTGCAAAGATTGCTCTATTCTGACGGCGAATTGAGTAGAAAGTCTTCTCAGCCTCTTTAACCATTTCAATTGCTGCAGCCTGGCGAACAGAGTTAATTGTTCCAGTAGTAACTTCATAGCCTTGGGAAGCAAGAAGATTCAACTTTTCAGTTGTTCTATTACGCCATTCAACACTGCCCCAAGCCCAACGGATTGCATTTTCAGGAGCACCTAATTTAGCCCACGCTGCGCTGGTGGCTCTATCAAAAGCCTCCATAAGATTCTTGTTGTCTCTTATTGATGTTGAGTATTGATTATCCAATGGATTGATTGGGGTCAATCTCTCTAGTTTGTCACCAAGAATTTGTGCTAATTGGTTACCACGAACCTCACCCTGAAGGGCTGCTGCCTTTGCTTCTAAGGTAGGTAGATAGCGGTTGACGTATGCTATCTGGTCATCAATCATATCAATGATGTCAGAGGCATCCCGACCAAATTCTTCAGCGTATGTCTTGCCGCCACGCTTTACGCCCCAGGTTGCAATGATGTCGTTGCGACTGCGACCAGAAAGAATCTGGTCAATAAGAACATCGCCTCGCATATAGTTATTAACAACATAGGCTAGTTCATCAAAATAAAGTGGGTCATATACTGGAGTAATGCGATTTGCTGTCTTACGACCTAACATTCCAGTACGGCTAGCAAAAGACTTATCCCCAAGAAGTTCAATCTCACGTGTGTGACGGTTGGAGATTTCAGCCTTGTAGGAAGTTCCTAGGTGATTCTCACTCTCAAGTCGAGGGATATTAATGCTCTGTCCATTGGTTAGAACATATCCTTGTTCTTCTTGACGCCCTTTACGGCGAATACGGCGGTTGTCTACAACCGACCATTCATCTGCTACAGCCTTACGAGAAGGACCCATATCAACAAGGACTTTATCAATATCATCATAAGCCTTTTTGATTGACACATTAAGTTTGTTTAGGTCTGGCGCCAAAGTGTTAATGTCGCCTGCAGCCTTTGTAATTGCAAGTTCTGCTGCACTAATATCCCCAGCCAACTTAGGGTCATTTAATGACTTAAGATACATAGTTCTACGAACTAGACCATAAAGAGTTGGAACCTCTTCGCGGACAGTATTGAACTCTCTGGCTCTGTCTCGTGCTCTGCCTTCAAGGTTAGCAAGCAAACGCTCTGCTGCCCGTAGGTTATCCTTGACAATTTCTAGGTTATCTGCTCTAGTTACTGGTGAGCGTTTTGCTGTATCTACAAAGAACTCAACCCATTCAGATACCGCGTTGTCAGCAATATCAATAGCCTGCTCAATCTGTTGAGTATACATTTCATACTCATCCTTGAGGGCTTTCTTACGTAACTTACCCTTGATATTAGCCTTATCAACAGCAGCAAAGAAACGATTCCTGTTATTAAATAGGCTGTTCTTTACAAATGTCTCGGTTGAATCTGCAAGGAACTTTGAACCAAGAGACATAGTAGCAGCATTCAAAGGCTCAAAGATAGAGTTCTTTGGAATATATGCTGGGCGAACAAGTTGTGCAAATGAGAATATCTTGTTTCCAAACTCAAATGTTTGTCTACCAGCAGAAGTAAAGACATTCTGGCGTGGGTCAATAACGCCCTTTATTCTTGCTACTTGTCTTACAATTTCGCCCATTGGAATCAATGGTGTCGCGTTAGCCAATTGACGTTGGGTTTGAGGATTGATTACAACCCTGTATCCACTTGGGTCCATAGCAAATGAATCCCGCTTGAGGTCGCCGTGATACTGGCGCATACTTGTGCTGAATTCTTCAACGAATGCTTTAGCCTGAACTCGGGTTAAACCCATACTATTGAGTGTGTCAATGGCTACATCGTCGCTCATCTTCTCAAAGAAAGCAGACCGAGCACCATCAGTCTTCTGCATTAGAGCCTGGTCAATAAGATTACGACGATAATCTGCAGCGGTTACCGTTGTTCCATCGGCTAATCTAACAGTATTTTTGCCGTCACGGAATAATGGAATATCATCAAGCCACGCATTGATTTCTTCAACTGCGTCACCTGGGCGTAGACCAGAGTGGCTTATAATTCCTCTAGGTAGTTTGCTACCAGTAAAGTGCATTAGTACTGTGGCTGCTTTACCTTGAGCACCGCCACCAATGACTTGTTGAACTATGCCGCCTACTTGGCTATAATCGCGGACTTGAGTTCCTACAGAAAACCTCTGACCAGTTTCACGAATCTTCGCTACAGCCCCACGACCAACTGGTGTTTTAACTAGAGGAATTACTGGCTCTATTGGTTTATAGGCAGTGCCTAACATACGAGGCTCTGGCAAGAACTGTCCTGATTGAATGTCATATTCATCGCGCATAAACGCATCAAAGATGTCCCGAGTTTCAGGATTCTTGGCAATAGCATCATCGAATGCTTTGCTCCAGCGCTCTTTAGCCTGTTGGTTGTATGAAAGATATTGACCAGTCTTAATGTAATTAGACGCTATTTCTTCGCCAGCATTGGATAGATACCAGACATCATCCATCTTCTTAGCGCCAGCAAGGCGCTCAATTGCTGGAGCATAACCCTTATCAGCAAGAAGAAGGTCACGAACAAAGTTCGGGTCATTAGTATCTTTGATTAATGTAGCCAAACGAGGGTTGTTTGTGTGTGGCTTTAGAATCCTATTAATTAAAACAATGTCTTGCGTGTTGGCAAGATTGACAATATCTGAACCAAATACAGTCTGTTGCGTACCTGAGATATGGTCATCTGCTAGTTTCTCTAATTTAGAGATAGCATTAACATCATAAATATTTATCTTGTTGCTTAATCCAGAGGCTCTTGCTGCTGCCTTAAGCGCTGAAACGGATGCTGAACCTACCCCAACAATCGCTGCATTGCCTACTAAGAAATCTGTAAAGCCAGTTAACCAACGACCAGTTGTATTGTCAACAAAGTTCTTTTGAACATCATTATCGTCCCATAGATTAACTCGGTCAATATCAATACCGCCATCTTCTAGGATGGAATCTGATATGCCTGTAATATGAAATGGATTTAGATAAGACTTTGTGAGGGCTACGCCAAGTGAAACATTCTTGCTTCGCTCATATGCAGTTTGAATGTCACTTAATTGAATACCTTTACCATAGGCATCGTCTTCAAACAATGGGCTTTCTGGGTCAGTAAGAAGTGCTGCTGCTGAGATAGGGCGCTTGATATAAGGGCTAAGTACCTTCTCTTCAAGTTTAGCCGATACTTGCAATAATGGGTCAACAGGAATTGCTGCTTCTGCTGCTGTCTTTGCAGCATATTCAGACATACCATCTCTAAGAAGTTGGTTTAGGTCTGTGCCATAGTCTTGTGAAATATCAGCGGCAGTTTTGGTAACACCAATTCTTGCTCCAGCCTGAAGGGCTGTGGCACCAGGACCTGCGCCAGGCTGTGCGCCTAATGCTTGAAAAGGAGTTGTTATACCTTTGCCTAGAAAACTAAGTACCTTACCTGCTGGTTCAAGAACTGGAGATGCAACATCTGTTGCCTTCTTTGCTACACCAAGTGCAGTCTTGACATTTTTTTCGGCACTTCTTTTAAGGATATTAAATGGGGAAAGAGCATCAACAACTTGTCTTGCTGCTTTTTCGTCGCCACCTAAAGCCTTCTTAAAGTTATCCCAAAATGCCATTTAGAACTCCAAGTAATCTGGGTTAAAGTTAGAAGGTTCTCCGCCTTTAACGTCTTGACCAGTAATTTCTCTAATAAAATTATCTCTATCTGTTGGGCTTTCCCAAGGAACCATTGACAGCATAAAAGCAATCCCAAAGTTGTCGTAACCTAGGGAGTTACCGAACTTATCTAAATGGTCAAAGAATGTGTTTTCTGTCCATCTCATTACATTATCTCTCGCATAAGAGAGTTAATCATTCTCTTGTATGAATCAGGTGCACCTGGAATACGGGCTGCATTGAGTAGGTCTGGAAGATAACGCTTTACTAATTCAACATTTTCAATCTGACGATTGTTTGGGTTAAGGCTATTAGGTATTACTTCGCTACCGCGACCCCCACCAAAATCTACGCCATCTGTAATAGGGCGGAACTCTTGTGGCTCAGAATCAAGTGGGTCAATAGCGCCAAGGAGGTCTGCAATACCAGCGCCACTTGGCAACTTAGATGCTGGATTTGCTGCATTTGCTGTACTAGCCACGTTACCACCTTCTGAAATTTGTTGAGATATAGCAGTATTCATTCCTTGAGTAAAGCCAGATGGACGAAGTTGTGCAGCCTTTGCTGCCTTTTCTGCTACAAACTTTCCTGATTGACCATCTCCACCATCACCAGAAACAGAGAATGGATTGTTTTGCTGCGCCTCAGGGCGAAATCCTCCGCGAGCCATCATTTCTCCTCTGGTGTGTATGAATATTCTTCAGCGCTCAATAGCATTCCTTTGGCTAACCAAGGATTCATATTGTCGCTAACGTCTGTCATTAAGTATCGAGTGCCCTCATAATCTGACCACTCACTTACAAGAACCCATCCTGTACAGATTTGGCTCTCTGAATCTTCTAACTCTTCGGCAAGGATACGCATTGCCTTGTCTATAGCCTCGTTAAACTTGCTCACTTATATTGAACTTCTTCATAAAAGGGAGGCGCTGAATAAGCGCTAACCTTAGATGCAATCTCCATAGCCTGCATTGGTTCTGCTCCTGCGTAAAGAGCGCCTAATGCGAATGGACCACCGCTACCAATAGCGTATACGTTATCTTCATTCTTCATTACCGATAGGTCTTCATCAACATCAAAGATTTCTCCGCCGACTGAGATAAGGAACTGAAAGCGCATACCGTCTTTCTTATCCTCATCAAAGTTGTAACCATTGTCTGTAAGGCATTTGCGAAGTGATGGCATAACCTTGGTAATCATAAAGCGATAGACGTCTTTTTTGTCTTTCGCTGTGAACTGTGGTGGATTCCAGATGTTCTGTGCTATATCGCACGGAGCAACTTCTCCAGCACCAGCAATAAGCAAAGCGCCTCGTTTAGCAATCTTTCTCATTACCTTGTGAGCGTACACTCGACCTGAATCGTCAATAACACGACTATCAGCAACTAGCACGCTCTTATCGCCATATTCAATTCCGATAATCGTTGTCATTGTCCCCTCCTAAATTATCGTCGTCGAATAGTTCTTACGCTTGCGTTCGCTTCTCCTGCACCTGTAATGCTTGATAGAAGACTTAGAATGTCTGGTGCACCTGCTGCTGGTGGTAGTTCTGGTGCTGCACCTGCTGGAAGAGCGCCTTCTACTGGAGCGCCTATGGGAGCAGGGGACGGTTGCTCAACCATTTCAGGGGCAACCCCAGCAGAAGGAACTTGTTCTGCAGCGGGGAATGCTTCTTCAATCGCATCCTCTAGGGCAACACCTTTCTGGCGAGCCTTGATAACTGCAGCAATCTTACGCACAATATCAGATGCGTCTCCACCCTGTGTAGCCATTGCTGGAATTGCTTGTGTGTAAGCAGTCAATGAACCAAGCAACGCTTGGCGCATATTTTCAACTTCAATCTTTTCGAGTTCTTGTGTGACGTTAACTGTGAATGGAAGTTCACGCATAGCCAAATCTTTAGAGATAAGACCGCCACCGAGAGCCTGAAGCATAAAGATTAGACCTTGTGCTGGGTTTAGACCAGCGAGCATTCCGTAACGGACATCTGCAGAGTAATCACCCTTGATGTCTTTGACTGGGCTGTAGGTGATTTCATAAGGTGAACCAGCATCTACACCGCGAATTGTCTTTGTCTCTGGGAAAATCTTTTCGTCTACTTCAAAGCAAATCTGAATTACATCGCGTAGTGCACTAGCAAAGATTGCTTGAGCGCTCTTGACCTGGGTATCAAATGCACCCATAAGAGCCTGTACGCCTTGACCAGTAACAACTGAGGCGTCAATGTTTCCTGTACGTCCTTCAGGATAACGTGCACCTACACGCATTTCTTGATTGAGCAATGTCTGCTCTGTGAATGCGCCTTGAGGAAGATTAAGTTCTACACGACGAACGCCCGCTGGTGAGTTGGTGCGGATAATCGCATCTCCACCAAGCATAAGTTCTTGTACGTCTGTAGGCAGAACGATAGGAGCCTGAACAGATTTCTCTGCTGCTTCCATCGCAAGGAGAGCGAAGCGGTTGCGTAGCAACTGAATACCAATGATGTCATCGAATTGACCACGCATATCGCCATCAACAGATGGCTTCTTTGCGACAACAATCATCATCTTTCCAAGTGGATTCTTAGCAGTTGAAAGAACTAAGTTGCCCTTTGTTGGAAGATAAACAACCGATTGGTCTTTATCGTAGTAGCGAATCATCTCAACCTGTTGAGTCAAATCTTGCTTGTAGCGTAACTTGCCAAGCAGTTCGAACTCAAATTCAGGGAACAAGGAAACAAGTTCGCCTAGTGTCATTGTGTATCGTTTCGCAAAAGCAACGCACCGTCCGTAGCGGTCAAAATCAGGGTAAGCACCTATTGGGTTCTCTAGGCGTATGCGTGGCAGTTTTGCTTCTTCGTCAAGTTCTACTACGAACGGGACGAAACCATATGTGATGTACCAGTCTGCGCCTTGATACATCTGTACAGATAAATCTGAGTGAGCAAAATAATTAGAGGCAATGCGAGTACGTGTATCAGCAAACTTACGAGCCCTATCAGAAACCGAATTCGCCGCGTTACAGTTAACCGCTGGTAGTGGAGCCATAACCTCTGAGAGGTCTCGCGCAACAATATCCACAAAATTTGCAACGACATTGGCATCTACCCCATCTGGAAAGAAGTCAGGGTATACAGAAGCAATCTGACCTTTGCGTACAGCAAGGACGTCAAGGTTGCGCTGGTCCCTGTCTACAGAGCGGTAGCGTAAAGACTCTACACGCGCTGCAATCTGCTCGATTGATAATGCCATTGTATTCCTTTGTTAGTGAAAGTTAGCGCCAGCGATAAACTTTGTCTACACGCTTTTGGTCTTCAAATGTCTTGCGTGGTAGTGCAGTTGTACCTTTAGGAAGTAGTGATTGAGATGGAATGCTTGCAGTCATATCAGCACTTGGTGTAGACGGAGTACGAGGTCTAGTAGCGCCAGGAGTTGATGAAGCGCTCCCCTTGATTGGTGTTCTTTTTTCTTGATACTTAGGCATTGTAGTTTCCTATCCGTATATTTCTTGCCATTGTTCTGCAACGGCTTCGTCTAAATTAATTGTTGTACGTCGTTGAGTTTGTGCTCTAGTTGCCCAGCGATTTTGAACCCAACGTTGAGTTTGAGTTCCTGATTGCATCATCTCGCGGATACGGATAACGGCGAACCATAAAGCCATCACGCAGTCTGTTGCGTTTCTTGTGTCAGGCTTCCAGGTAATCAATTGCTGAACTAGCGCCTTAAGACCTTCAGAGCCTTCGTTGCTAGGTAGTTCTATTAAATTGTTATCTTGGAATCTTCCATCTCTAAGAGAGCCGAAAAGGCTTGCCATAGAAGCCACACCAAAACTAGTATCCCACTTATTTTTACCAGTGAAATGAGAGTTGAGTTGGCAGCCGTGCATTGACAGCCAGTTTCGCAGTTCGTCATCGAGGGCGTAGGCTTTCTGGTGAGCGTTAATTTCAATACGTAGTTCTTGTGGTTTGTATCGTTGTACCCAATCCTCAATCAAGTATCTGATTTTCATAGGAGTTGGGTCGGTCATATTGATACAATCAAGAATATAAATCATTGAGTCAGCCTTGTTATAGGTTGCTATAACTGCTGCGGTATTGCCCGTCATTGCTGGGTCAAGCCCTATAACGGTATACCCCTCGAGGTGTTGTGGATGACCTGGAGCACCTGGTTTAAGCGGTCCGCGCTTTCGCATACCGTTGACACATCCTGCAACTGCTGCTGGCGCAAAGATTGCGTCTTCAACGACATCTTCTTGCTGATAGACCATAGCCCATACAGAGGGAGCAACTTCGCTTCTTCGTGTGAAGAGAGCGCCTCCATCCCACTTTGGGTATAGTCCTTGTTCATCAGGTTCATCATTCTCGCCCTCAGGGCGGTCTGTTTTTGCCCACAACGTTTTCCAGTTGGCAGGCTTTTCGTCAAACTCTAAAACGGCTGGCATCGCACAATAAGTGAAAGGCGATTTACCACCAGTCCAGTTAGAGCCGTCCCGTATCTGTTTGTATAAATCTACAGGGGCAACACGGGTTCCTACGATAAGGAGTTTCCCGTGTCGTCCCAAACGCGTGATAACTTCTTTTTGAAGCCATTCAATTTGCTTCTCCCACTCGTGGGCATTGGAGTTCATCACGACATCATCAAGGATAATCAGGTCGGCACGAGCACCGTAAATCTGGGAACCAAAGCCCAAGGCTTGAACCGTAGGGTCTTTCTCACCAGAATCTCGACCTGAGCCAAGATAAATCATATCGGCGGACCACGTAGGCGAGTCCGCCTTATAGCCACCATTAGGACCAAAAGCGGTCTGGAGTTTAATCCAGGACGGATGGCTTAGTCTGGTCTTGATGGCTGAGAGGAACTTACGCGCCATACCCTGGGTCTTGGAGACCAAGATGATTCTGATGTTAGGGTTGGTAGCAATTCGGTAGGTGACGTAGTTGATGGTCAGTACCGTGCTCTTGGCGTGTTCAGGGGGCACGTTAATCAGAACTCGGTTATGCGCCCCTGGTTCGAATATCATAGACGGGTGTAGCCAGGATGGCTCCCGTCCCTCAAGTAAATCTATCCAGGTTCTTTGGTGAGGAAAAATCTTAGTGTCAAGGAACTCTTCGGAAAATTGTTCGAAGGAAATATCCTTGAGGTTGGCTAGGTCAGCCTTGACGCCCTTGCCTGAAAGGCGGGCTTTGTCAGAGCGTTCTTTGAATTCAGGGTCAGCCATCACCCATTGGCGGAAGGTCACTTCGTTTCGGTTGACCGACTCCATAGCCGCCTTGATGGTGCTACCTTGGCTCAGTTGATGCAGTACCCGCTCGATAGCCTCGTGCTTAGGGATGTCAACTTTCCCAGGTCGTCGTCCCATTTAATACCCCCGTTAAAACCTACTATAAACGCCCTCGGTTAAACGGGCAGAGAATCCCCATTTTATCTTATATGTC